TCACTCATTCTCGCACTGCTCTCCAAGTCGAAAAACCACACTAGGCTGAAGAGTGCCTTCGTAAGCGTCGATAAGCTCCTTGAGGCAAATAGCTGACTCTCGGTTCAGGATGTAGACGGTCTTGGTCGCAGTGGGTTCTGTAGGTAACGCTCCCATTTTCAACAGGCCGCCTCGAGTACCCACACTCTCTACTCCTTCTGAACAGCCCGCGAAATTTATCTGCTGTCTCTCCAGTCCATCATTATCAAAGGCATCCATAAGAGCTTGATAATTCGAGGTGTAGCATTCGGCGAAGGTCGCGTTCAGTTCCACGACATCGTCACAGATCCAGCAGTCTTCGGCTACAACAGGCCCGGCGATCAAAATGATGGGGAGCATTGATGAACGTTTAAAAAAGCGCATAGTCACCTACCAGTCTCGTGTTGGTCATCCAAGGCGATTGGTCGACTTCAGGCATTGACCTGAGTTCGGACTTGAGGCCGGCGGAAAACTCCGATCTCTCGAGATCGCCATTACCATTTGTGTCGTACACCTCCCGTTTCTCAACGAGCACTCGGTAAATACCCACACTGAAGGCACCTCCGCCAAGGGTCGAAGATTCAACTGATAGTTCTCGACCTTTCGCGGCCGAAAAAATCGTGACGTTGGCGGGAATTGCGGACAAGCCTGCGACAGCATCATCATTAGTGGCAAACGCGCGACCATTGGCTGAGCCTGAGTGACATGCATCAAGTAATACCGTCACGCGTCCCTTCGCTTGTGCTAAAGAAGTCGCAACATCTGTCCAGGCTAGCGCAGTGTTTTCGAGGTCGTCGAGATCGGTTTCGGGCGTCCCGAAATAGAAATTTCCGTTTTCATCTTGAAGACCATGACCTGCGAAGAAAAGTACCCCTTGATCCTCAACGTTCAAACCTCTCGCGAGCTCGTCAACGGCCTCCAGAATTGATGTGGGAGACGCTTTGCTTTTCGTCAGAACGTTAACTGCGTCAGCGCGAACAGCATCCGACTGCAACGCTTCGTAAACACGACCCACGTCAGACTTTGCGTAGTTCAAGTTTGCAAGTCGATCATCCGAGTATCGGTCTACCCCTATGAGCAGACCTCTTACTTCACCTTTTCCCCGCAGGTCGACTCCAACATCAAATGTCAAATCATTGCTCGCAATGCCCGCACCGTCCCGGGCAACTGCCGATATCCAGCGGGCACCTTTGACCCGCGCTACCGTGGCTTCCAAGTTCTGGTCAGTTATGAGAAGTGTATCAGTGAGTACACCTTCTTGGTATATTTCGACAAATTGGGCCGGTCTTGTGGGATCAAGCTCAAGCGCGACTTCTACGTTCTGTGTTGAAGCGGTGATTGAGCCAGAAAGTGCTGGAGGTACAGTAAGCTTGCCTGCCGATGAAATCCGTTGACCATTCGAAACTCGATTAGCTAATCCGATTTCGCGGACTCCTGTCTCAAAACGGTCCAAGCTGAATTCCTCGTGCAAGCCTGCAAACCTTATATCAATCAAGCTCGCGGCTTCTGCTGTCGCATCGTATCGAAAATCGTCGGTCCATATCGCAACCTCACCATCTGCGATCCTCCCGCGCAAGACTGCTTCTCCATCAGAAAGTCGATAAATCTCAAAGCTGCCATCAGAGTTTTCTTGCACCAGATTTTTGGCATCGGCTGTGAGATATGCGTCCACCATCATGTCGCCGTTTCGCAGGGCGACGAAGGTTTGGACCATCTTCGCTGCCTCACGATCATATACGCCCGCACGAGCACGACTAGGCGCGAATAGTAGAACGTATGAACTATCCGCCTTGGCAACGAACGGATGGTCATTCCACAGGGGATACGGATCATTTTCAAAGAAAAATGAAGTATCTCTGAAAGTATCTGCCCGGCCCGATGGTTGGCCAGCAGGGATGTCGTGAATGTACAGTGCTGTAGTGGGACGCAGAGTGCCGAACGTGGCTCCTGCAGTGCACCAAGACTGCGAGATCCATATATCGCCCTCATTCGTTGGAATTTGGATTAATCGCGCAAGATCCCGTACAACATATGGCTTAGGCCAGTCTTCGTTCATCTGATCAAGGTCCATGTGGTAGCACTCACCGGGGCCATTCCGAGTTGCTTCTGGTCCTTTGTCAGACCAGTCGAAGTCCCAGCCTCCTGCGCGAAGGCTCTCGGCGAAACGGGTAACTTCGTGCTGGTTCATAGCTTCTAGTTCTTGAACATCACGCACACCGGAATTCGTTTCAAGGACGACCTTTCCACTTCCCATCTGCCTCAGTGAAAGCCCGACCCTCTCAAGCTGAAATGGAAGGTCACGGCCACCCTCAGCGTGAGCTTGATCTTTACTCGACCACTTCAGCCCACTCGCCGAAAGCCGTTCTGCTATCCGCTCGTTCCTGACTTGAAGACGATGAATGCCGTTCTCCGTAAAGGACATATCTTCGTGTGAATGGGTCACCTGTAGACCTCCGGGAATATTGAAACCGGCGTCGAGGCTAATTGGCGCTACTGGCCCCATGGATGCAAAAACTCGTTCAGCAAGAGGCCTTGAACCTGTTTGCGACGAACTCAAGGCGCCGCGTGGCGACTCCGCATGCCGATAGTCCGGAGCTTGCAGCGAACCAAAGTAGTGTCCGAAGCTACCCCAAATACCAAACGCAGCGTTCTCAAGGCTAATGAAGACTGTCGTACTTTCAGGTGAGGCATGACAACATGATGGGCCGGTTACCTGCTCCATGACTTTCAAAGGCGCCCCGAGCGTTGAGACCAGGCTCACTTCACCCCAAGGCACAACACTCGTCATGACCAATCCATCGTCAAGGCCCCAGAAGAGCGTCCCAAGGTCCATTGTCGCTATGGTCATTCCGTCAACAACGTCCACGATGTCGAGTTTATCGTTATGAACTGTCGACATGAACCTGCTTGTTGGCGAAAAGCTCACGCCCGCACCGGCTCGGTTTAGGATCTCACTCCCATTTTCGTGAAGGATACGAATCCGAGTCTCATTGAATTCAACCACACGATCGAATTGTTCTAGTTGGACTGTAAACAGCTTGTCACCGGGTGGCATCCGATCTGGCAGAACAACAGTTGGCTCTCCAGGAGCCACATCGAGCGAGAAAATTTCAGATTTTAGGATGAGCTCTTCTTCGCAGTTCCGGAGATAACTCACAACTTGAGCTCGCACTTCAAGTTTGCCGCTCTCGAGAGGAAGAATTTTTATGGACCCAGCTTTTGCTGCACCCCGGGCATGCAATGCTGTCAGTGCCCTTTGCTGACCTTGACCAGCTTGTATACCGAATGGATTCGCTGAATTTGGACCAAGCGCGAAGAAGCCATCACCGCCAAATCGCGCGGGTTTGTCGATCGAAACAATCACCCAGACAGGAACACGATGCTCTAGTTCGTTGCCCACCCACGTAACTATCGCCGAGTCCCCGACATTGGCAGCATCAGCATCAATCCAAAGGCGCATGCCACTACCCAAATCTTCAGCCCACTCTCGCTCGCGCTGACAGCTATTTGCAATGGGCCGTGAAATCTCTCGAATACGGTCTGTGAACGAAATGATAGGCTCATCGGGCCTAGGTGCAGCATCTGATCGAACGGTTAGTCCGGGGCCTTTGGTCGGAGGAGGCAGTATCGTGTTCCAAGACCCAACCATTTCGGCACTGGCTACGCCTCGAAAGCGTACGGCGCGTTGAGGCCTCTCTTTAAGGAAACAAGTCCCTTCGCCGCCCCTGATGTACTTGCCAAAAACAGTGCCGTTCCCATTGTTGAGCGTGTAGGCTGTGCAGCGCTCAGTCACAAGGCAAAGCGCAGCGCATTGTTCAGGCGAGAGGTTGTTGAGCGCTGGGTCATCAAGGCCACTCCGAAGATCGTACCCTGGCAAGTCCATTTGTGCAGTGGGCTTGAACTCGCCCTCAGTAATGGTTCCGATTTCAAAGTCGATACTGGCTTCGTCAGAGTAGCGAGTACGCCTTCCTGAAAATGTATCAGGGGCAGGGGCATTCTCGCGCGCCATTCGGCTGCACGTCTCCTGGACTTGGCTAATCGCTTTCGAACTACCTTTCAAAGAGTAGATTCGTTTGAAACTCCCGGACGATAAAGAAAAACTGCTACCCGCCTTGAACCAGCCGAGCGCGTCCGCTGTGTGTCCGTCGAAACTGAACTTGAGATAGTCGTCTTCCGGGTTGTTCGGATCGACCCACATAGTTCCATATCTTGGAACTTCCATGTGCCGTCGACCGGAGCCTCTCAATTCCTGTTCTTCTACAAACAAGTACAGACTGCCGTCGCTATCGCAGGTCACCTTAGCACACGGTTTTTCTGAATTAGACGGACATACCTGAGCGGAGTTGCCGGTTACGAACCATGATTGTGCAAATGCGGTGTTCGAAACGAAGATCAGAAAAGAGAAAAAAATATATCGAAAAAACATCGGAACCTAGCGAGACAAGTGTTTCGCCTCAGGTTAGCGCGTCTCATGTGTTCCGCAAACACTTTACACTGACAAGATTCTGGCAATAGCGTTCGGTGAACCCGGAGGTTGCCATCACGCCTGTGCCGTATCTCAGCGCTTCTGAAATCCCCAGGCAGCAGGTTCGAGACTATGGTGTGGCAGCATTTGAGTTCTGTAGATCGCGAACTTCAGTTTAGTTGCAGTTGTCCGCACTCCGATTGAGCCGCACCGTTGTCGCTGTCTCCGACAAACCTGCTTCAAGCTGTATTGCCCCCCCTCCCACTGAGCACCTCGACCTTCCCAGCACAATCCAGTAGCGCGCGCCGATCCCGTGCCCATAGGAGCTCGACCTCCTGATCTGACAGCCATCGCCCCGGCAGCAGCACCGGCTCCTCACAAGGATCTGCGGTTTCAACGGAGGTGGTTAAGCCGCCGCACCCGGCCAACGCCAAGGCAGCGAGGCACGGCAATAGGATCCGCATGGGCTTTCTCCTCAAGGGTTCTGGCGAGGGCGACGCGGGCGCGCTCACTGGCGATGCGGGCGCGATCGAGGCGGTTGGCGCGCTCGATCTGTTCGAGCACGCGGGCCTGATAGCTGGCGCGACAGTCTAAAGCCCCGCGCTGATAGGCAAAGCCCGCGATCACTGAGATCAACGCAAGGGCTGCTACAACGGTGGTCCCTCTCACGCCTCGAGCGCCTTCAAGCACATGGCGCGCTCTGACATGCGCCGGTTGGTGAGGCCGCGGATTACCCGTCCCCCTGCACGGTTCCAGCGTGGGAGCTCATTGCAAGCGCCGGTGAGATCGCCCGCATTGGCCTTGCGCACAAGGGTAGAGTGGCAGGCGGCACCAGGGCCGACATTGTAGGTCCAAGACACCAAGGCCACCTTCATGCCAGTGGGCACATCAAAGGTCAGGCATCGATCGAGCGCGGCCTCATAGGCGATGATCTCGCGCGCCAGCTTCGCGTCACATTCGGCCTTGCTGTAGCTATCACCGGGACGGACACCCTTGGTCTCGCCAAAGCAGACGGTCCAGACGCCGACGATATCGCGGTAGGCAGTTGTCCGCAGACCTTCCCATTCACCAATGAAGCTGACCGCCGAGGCCAGCGCCAAACCTCCGGCAGCAAGCACGCCGAGGGTTTTCTTACGAACCGCCCCGCTTTCATCGCGCCGGAAGGCGGACCACAGGCCGGAGGTTGGCTGCACCAGGATCCGCGCGGGGATGGCGATGAGGTTCACCAGGGCAGCGATGGCTGCAAAGACCAGGGGATCGAGGCCCAGCAGATCCGGGCTGACCAGCGAGACAAAGACCGGCAGCACCGAGATCAGGGCCGCAAGGATCAAGAGCCGCACCGACCAGGCGCGGGTGAGAGTGGATTTCCAATCGGGGATGAGGGTCATGGGGATCTCCATGTCAAAAGAGCCCGCAGGCGGGCTTTGGGGGTTCAGAATGTTGGGGAAGGATCAGCGCAGCGGCTGGCGCTCCATGCGCTCAAGCCGATTGTCGATCTTGTTGAGGGTAGAGAGGATCAGCGACAGGCGCTCATCCTGACGGGCCAGCGCCGTCTCATTGGCGCGCACTCGTGAGGTAAGCGCCGCTTGGCGGGCCTCAGAGGCGGTGAGATCCACCCGCAGCCCGTTGATGGTCTGCGAGAGCCCTGCGGTCTCTCCGCGCAAGGTGGCCACCTGAATGCCGACCCACAGCCCGGCGCCCACCAAACCGCAGGCCACGGTCCAGGCGAGGGATTTGTTCAACGTGATCCCCCGATCGCTGTTTTCAATCATGGTCATCCTCTCAGGCCTCCGACTGAACCAACACGAGGGCAGATGCTGTTGCGCTCACTTGATCAGCCATTCTTCCACCTCCGATGAGACGTCGCGCATCTTGATCCAGGTCGGCGCTACCGGCTGACCTTTGCGCAGCCGCAGCTTGCCCATGAGCCCCACGGTGGCCCATTCGGGGCGCTCAGAGCGCGGGATGTATTCCTCGTCGGGGTTCCATGCCGGGTTCAATGTGCGCCGCTGCAAGGTCGTGCGGGTGGCATCCTCTGGGACGACAATGCCTTCTGGCACGGAAACCGCCGGGTATTGCCGGGTGACGAACTGCCCGCTGAATGCGCCGGTTTCCGGGTCTTGGGTCGGGCGCAGGACTTCCCATTCCAAAACCTCAAAATCCTCCATGATGTAGGAGCCGAACGCATCGCGCAGATACTTCTCTTTCCAGCGATCTATGTCTGCATCCCCGATCACAGAGGGATTGGCGGAGATTACACCGATGGGATCCTCGCCGGAGAGCGCCGGGCGGATCATGGCCCCATCAAGAACCACCGAGACGCCGCGCCGGTCCTCGCCGCTTGCGTTTCCATCAGACCATTCAAAGAACTCTGCATAGTCCGCACCGCCACCGTTCCAGGAGCCATCGGCAAAGGCTTGGCCGTCTCCCCTGAAACGGAACTCGATATCCGCGCTTGCCGCGTTATTGGCAAAGCAGGACAGAAAATCAAACCCGGAGCCGCCCGGACGATCTGCCACGATCCGCTGGATGTTGTTGTCGAAGCTGAGGTTCTCGGTATAGACGCCCAGCTTGTGATTGTTGTTGCTGTTGTCTCCGTAGATGTCCATCCGACCATAGTCATCGAAGAAATGCGCGACGCGGCCATTCTGATTAAAGGTCAGATTGCCGAACTGATCCTGCAAGATCCTCACGTTTCCCTCATTGTTGGAGAGGCGCAGGACGGTTGGTCCGTTTGATGGCTCATGAACGTGCAAATGATCGTTGGGCGTACAGTTTACCCCCAGACGCCCGTCATTCTTCAAGTTGGCGATCACATCGCCCGCTGTGCTGTAGAAGGTCTTGTCGCCATTGGTCTGGAGCAACAGGCTCCGAATGTCATTGGGGCGGAAGTCAATCGGATGGTCGGACAGTGTCGCGACATTCAAGTCTGAGGCGCTGGCCTCCAGTTTCGCCTGAACTCCAGACTGAGCGTTGTTGAGAACCAAAAGCGGGGCCTCAAGATCCGTGAACTTCGCAGCGGCTGGCGTGTTGAGGCCAATTGTAGTTCCATTCAGCGCGGCCCCGATCACGGTGGAGTTTGTTTCCAAAAACTGGATGAAGGCCAGGAGTTCGGCGCGGTGCGTGGTCGCAAAGTGGTTGAACAGCGCATACATCTTGGCGTCAAAATCCGCCTCCGGCGCACTGCGTTGCGGGATCTCGGGAAACGCCGAGAAGCTTGGAATGCTCATGCTGGCACTCTCCTATTTCAGGGTTTTGATAATCAGCGGAAAGACGGACTCGCCCGCAACATCCAAAGGCTGGCTGTGGTCATCGATGAAGCCGAGGCCCTCAATGCCGTAAGAGGGGGACGTGCCGGTCACGTAAAACGCAGTCGCCAGACCGTCGATCTCAGCGACGATATCCATCACGCGCTGCGCCTGGACCGTTGGCACAAAAAGCGACAGGTCGAACTTGCGCGTCGAGCCACGCTTGACCAGAATCTCATTGCCAAAGTCATCATAGCCCTTGCGACTGTGGCTCACGAACTGCGCGCGCGGCAGGTTCTGCACCCGCCCCAGGATATGATTGCGCCCCAGCACGATATGGCCCACCTCAGCCTCACCGCCGGTGGCGTCGATCGTGATGTCGATGCGATGGCCGATGTAGCCCGGGAACCCATTGAGAACCTTCTGGCGCGCATAGACGATCCCGCCAAAGAACCAGGTATAGGCACTGACCACATGGCCACTATCGACCATCGCAAAGGTCTGGTCATAGATCCGGGCCGCGCCATCCCAGACCTCGATCCGCACCGATCCTGCGCGCAGCCCAAAAAGCGCGATCGCGTCACAATCCTGCGACGGCACCACCGAATAGGTGATGCGATCCGCTTGCCGCGCCGTATTGGACCGGCGCTGGTCAAACGCCCGCCAGCGATTGGTGGCGCTGATGTCCAGCCAGTTGCTGCCATCATCCACCACCGGATCATGGCCTTGGTTGGCGTCCCGCACACTCTCATAGATCCGGTGTGTCAGGGTCGAGATCACCCGATCGCCCTTGGCATAGGCTGTGCCAGCGGCCCATTCCGGGTGATCTTCCTCGGCGATATTGGAGGCAACCAGCTCCGCATCCCCCACGGGCATGGGCGCAATCATGTTGAAGTCCATCAGCGCCGCTCCCCGGGCAGACCAAAGTCATCCCAATCGTCCACTTTGCTTGCCAGTTTGTTCAGCAGCAATTGAACCACCTGACCCTGCGCCACCACATGGCGGGTCAGCTCCGCCACCCCTTTGGTCAGAGGCCGGTTGTCGAGCATTGCCACCGACTCCGCGTGGCTGTGGATCCGCGAGGGTCCGGTGTGCTCGATCTCCCAGCCTGCCTCGCCCACGATCCGCGCGCCGCCCTGGTGCGCGCCGCCCTGCCGAAAGGCCGGAATGCCACCAAGGCTGCGGATCTGTTGGCGCAACTGCTGCGCGCGCTCATAAGCCGCCCGGGTTTGCTCATTGGAGCGGCGGAACACATCGCCGATCACGCTGGTCCCGAAGGTCTCTCGCAGCGCGTCCCAAAAGCCGACGACATCGCCGCCACTGTAGGACTCAAAAGAGGGCGTGATATAGCCGCGCTCCCCAACGGTGACCGTGGCGTCATGGCCCGCGAGCCCAACACCATATTGGGCGCGCAGCGCATTGAAGCGATCGACCACATCCTGACCGTTTTGAGTGCGCGCGAGGACCGTTTCGCCGCGCGCCTGCAGGCGCGTCAGGCGCAGCTGCAGCTTTCTGTCCTGTCGATCGGCGTCAATCGCATCGCGCAGCGCCCCCAGCATCTCCCGCAGCCGATCCAAGGGCGCGCGCAGGCGTTCGGTTTGGCTGGCAAGATCGGCAAAGACGTCCCCCGCCTCCAGAACAACGCCACCGTCAAAGGTCAGCCGACCGCCGCCGCGTCGCCCCCCAATGAGCTCGGAAAGCCGCGTCAGCCGCGCGACCGTGTCAGCCCCTTCCGTGGTCAGCGCCACATTCACCCGGCGGGACAGGTTGGCAGAACGGGTGAGCACCAGCGCGCGGGTCTCGGGATCCAGATCGCGCCCAAGATCCAGCATCAAGCGGCGGCGCAGATCCGCAGCCGTGGTCAGCGCAAGCCTGCGACTGCCGCGATCGAGATCCTCGCCCAGCACCAGATTGAGCGTGGCCACATGCTCTGAGAGCGCCTGCGTTGCGATCCAGCGATCGGCGGGTGTCAGATCATCCCGGCGGATGATAAAATCGAGCGTGGTGCGGATGCCCTCATCCGCAGACCCCACCAGCCGTCGCAGCCAGCGCGGCGCGGTCTCATCCAGTGTCACCGCAACATCGAGCGCGCCCACCAGGTCGTCATAGCTGAAGCCTTCGGCAGTCTCGATGGCGCTCTCGAGCGCCGACATGGACGCCTCAAAGGCGGCCACCGTGCCATCCCAATCCTCCGCGAGCGCCTGCACCCCGTCGCTGAGATTGGCCACCTGATCTGCGGTCAGCCCTTCAAGCTGCAGGAAGGTGCCTAGCGAGGTCAGGACCTCGATCTGCTGCGCGTAGAGCCCGGCCAGAACCTCATCGTTTCCGGCCTCAAGCTCCGCCACACCCGCCGCAAAGCTGAGTTGCGCCTGCACCTCTGCCGCGATCCGGCGATATTCCAGATCCGAACCCGCCGCCTCGCGCGCGCTGCGCAAATAGGTGCGCGCGAGCCCGGGAAGATCTGCGGCTGCCGTTGCATCGCCCGCCTGCACCCCGGCAAAGGCTGCATCCAGCCGCGACCGCTGCGCCGCTGCGCTTTGGGCCCCGCTGGCTGCGCTCAGGTCTGTGGCCAAGAGATCCGAGACAAACCCGCGCAACCCTTCTGCCGTGCGCCGCCATTCCCCCGCAGCCGCGCGCGCCTCGCTCACCATGTCGCGCGCCGCATCGATCTGAACACCGATCTCCCCGCCGATCTCCTGTGCCATGCCGCTGAGTTCAGCCGTGAAGGATCCGATCTGTGGCAGCACCTCATCCATCGCCCCGGAAAGACGCAGCAACTCTGCATAGAGATTTTGCCCTCCCTCCGTGGTCAGATCGAGGCTCTCCACGATCTCGCGGAAGGCATCGCGCGAGGCCGGCATGCTGATCCCCAGGGCCTCAAACTCTTCGCGCAGACGCCGCAGAAGAACCTCGCTGCGCTCCGCTTGGGTGTAGAACCCGGAGAAGTAACCGGAGACCGAGGCCGCGAGTTGATCCGCACCGCCAAACTTCTCGACCAGATCAGAGGCCAGATCTGCCCCGCCGAGCGACACATCAAAAGCCGCCGCCCCCAAGAGATCCATGGCGTCATTGACGGCCAAGAGGCTCCCCGACAGGCGCGAGAGCGTCTCCGAGGCGCTTTCGCCCGCGCGACTGAACGCATCGGTGCCGAGGATCAGATCGGCCATCTGTTCCGTGGCTGCCGCCATGTGATCCGCGATATCCTGCTGGATCTGCTCCTGCGTGCGCCCCGAGGTCATCACCGAGAGCGTGTAGCCCTCAAAATCAGCCAGCGCATCGGAGCCAAGTCCCAGCGCCTCTGACATCGACAGAAGACTTGAGGTCAGCCCCTCGACCTGCTGATCCAACGCGGTATCCACCACCGGATCAACAGCGCCATAAACCGTCTTATTGCTGCGGAACCACCCGCCTTTGTAAAAATCGCGGGTGTAGCCATCAAACCCATCGGCCCCGATGGTGCCTTCCAGGGCGGAATACTCGAACTTGCGCCCGAAGGCCTTGGACAACAGCGCAAGACCCCCGGCGATGATCCCGACCACGGGCAGCGCCGCGCCGATGGTCGACACCAGCGCGCTCGCCCCTGTCGCGGCCGACGCCAATGCCGCATTGGTGGCGATGTTGAAGATCCCCGCGCTGGTAAAGCCGCCCAACCCCAGTGACGCCTGGAAGCCACCCCCAAGCCCCGCAAGCAGGCTGCTGCCGCCAAAGAGCCCCGTTGCAGCCTGTCCCAAAAGACCGGGCATCAGACCACCGCCGCCGCCAGAGCCCGCAAGGAAGGAGCCCGCCGCATTGGCTGCGGTGCCCGCGCCCGAGAGAGAGATCCCAAGCGCGACCTTCAGCTGGTTCTGCGCAAAAAGCGCGGCGAGATTGGCAAGCTCACGCTTCGCGAGGCGCTTCAGATCTCCCCAGAAGTCTTTGAAGTCCCGAAAGCCCCGCCCGACCAGATCCCCAAAGGCCTGCGCCACACCAGAGATCGCGGGCGGCAGATCCGTTTGCAACCCCTCTGCCAGATCCTCCGCCTCGATCTTGGTCTGGCCCATGGCAGAGCCAAGGTCCGCCGTGGTCTCCACCGCCACCGACAGGTTGCTGCTGAGATCCTGCGTTGCCTCCGACTGGCGCAGGGTACCGCCGGTGACAGCGGTTGCCGCCTGTTTTTGCTTGCGCCGCGCATCCTCCAGGAGACGCTCGGCCTTGGCGAGCTCTGCGCGCGCCGCCGCCAGATCCTCCAAGATCAGGTCTTCTTCATCGTCTCCAAAGAAGTTGCCGAACTTCAGCCCGTCATTCACCCCTTGCTGCATGGCAAGCTCGGATTGAAGAACCGCGATATTGGCGGCTGCCGCTTCCCGCGCGGCCTTGGCGTATTCGTAATATTTGGTCGCGGTCTCCACCGCAGCCTTTGCCGCCGAGGGAGCGGAGGTCTCATAAAAGAGCCCCATCGCCCCGCTCAGGGCCTGTTGCGCCTTGGTGGCCTCTTCAAGCGGGGTCGGCAGGGTCTCGGCATTGTCGCGGAACACAAGAAAGTAGCCCGCGGTGCCCGCCACCAGCGCGGCCAGAATGCCCCATGGGCCCGTCGCAAGCGTCAGCGCAACCCCAAGGGTGCGCGCCGCCGTGGCCAGCGACAGCATGCCCTGAACCACGGGCGCGGTGGTGCGCAGCAACAGACCAAGGCCAAGCGTAAGCGGCCCGACCGCTGCCACGGTTGCAGCAATCCCCGCCGTGAGGCGTTTTGAGCCCTCATCCAGCGCGGCAAACCACGCAGCGACAGAGGCAAACCCATCCGCCAGCGATTGCAGGCTGGGCGCAAGGGCCACCGTCAATTGATTGGCGAGGCCGCGCCCGGCGAGGCTCATGCGCGACAGCGCATCATTGGTGAGCTCGATCTGGTCCGCATCCACCTCCGAGACGGCCAGGCCAAAACGGCTGACATCCTCTGTCGCGATGCGCAGCGCCGCGCCATCGATGCGTGTAAAGATCAGCCCCGCGCGGCTGCCAAAGAGATCCGAGGCCACCGCCGCCCGTTCGGCTTCTGGCACATAAGCCGCAAGCGCCGATTGGATCTGCGACAGGCGCTCATCCAGTGGCAGTGCCTGCAGTTCGGTCGCGCTGAGGTTCAACCGATCGAGCGCCTTGGCCGCGGCACCACTGCCGCCCGCCGCCTGGCTCAGCCGTTTGGTGAGCTGCAGCGTGGCCTGCTGCATCTCGCCCATGGAGACCCCAGAGAGATCCGCTGCGCGCTCGAGCACCTGCATCGAGGCCACCGTGGTGCCGAGCGACTGCGCCATCTTGGCTTGCGCATCCACCACTTTGAGGCTTGAGCGCACCGCAACGCCCGCTGCCGCCGCGATCGGCAGGGTGAGGCCAAGCGCCATGCGACGCCCGGCCCCCTCCATCTTGCCCGCCAGGGCCACCATGCGCCGCTCGACTGTGCCCATGGTGGCTTTGGCCCGCTTTGCGCCCGTCTCAAAGGCGGCGGAATCCATGGAGAGCACGCCGCGCAGCGCGCCAATTACTGCGGACATCTACCGCCCTTTCTTGCTTTGGAAGTGCATCGTCATCAGACTCGCGCGCAGCTTCTCGACATCCTGCGCGGCGTCAGAGGGGCTGCGGCCCTTGCGGCCCGCTGCCTTGGTAAAATCCGGCATGGTCTTGGGACTGTGGAACGCATGGCTCACCAGAAGGCCGAGCTCCTGGTTGAGCACCCGGCGCGCCTCCACCTCTGCATCCTTGGCCCGGATCTTAGCCCGCGTGATGAGGTCGTATTCGCGCAAGGTGAGGCCATAAAAATCGGCGTGGGCCGCGCCAAGCTCACACCAGGCGGCAAAGAGCGCCGCCCAGTCTACGCCCCCGCCGGGCGGGCGGCCTTTCCCGCCGCGTCATCCCCGTCCTCTTCTGGCGCCGGGGATGGGAAGGCCTTGGCGATGGCCTCGGCAATGAAGGGCACAACTTTGCGCGCACCGCCTGCCGCGTCCATCATCGCGATCGCCTCATCCTTGGAGACACCCTTGCCATCGTCCAGACCGGCAGAGAGCACCGAGACAATCGGCTTGATGCCCCCGGTGCCCTGGATCAGCCGGTCCAGAAGACCATCGAAGGGCTGGCCTTCATTGTCCTCTTCAAAGCGCATCAGCGCGCCCGTGGTGAGGCGCAGTTTGTGGGTTGTCTTGCCCACCTTCAGAGTTGCTGCAGGGATCATGTCTTATGCGCCTTTCGTCCAGTCAATGAGGCCCGTGGGGCGCAGCTTCAGATCCGTCATCAGATCGCCATCCTGGTCGACGGCAGGGATCGAGGGACTGACGAAGGCCTTGTATTTGAAGACATCGCCATTGGTGGCCTGCCCGCCGACCTTTGGCAGCTTCACCCGGAAGAACACCGGCACACCCGAGCCCTTGAAGGCGAGCGCCTGCTCATAGAGATCAGCCGAGTAAAAGCAGCTCAGGGTCAACTCGCTAACCTCGGTAAGACCAACGCCGTATTCGCGGGTGCGCCCCGGGGTGTCGAGCGAGGTGCGGTCGCGGTACTCGGGGTTTTCCTCCGGGATCCCCACGGTCTTGCAGCCCTTGATGACCACGAAGTTCCCATCGACATCATCTGCGGACCATTCAACGTCCACCAGATCGCCTGCGATGACATTCTCTGCCATTGCCTTATCCTTTCAAACTGTTTGCAAACGCCGGTCGCCCGGCAAGGTCAGGCGCGGTAGCGCACCTGCATATCCAGCATCTGCTGCCGGATCACTTCGCCGCCGGTCTCTGTCAGAGCATCCCGCCGGGAGAGTTCTTTGATGCGGATCACTGATCCGCCGCGCAAATCGGTGAGCGTCTGGGAGATCTGCGGGACAAGCGTGAGAAGCTTGCCATAGGTCTTTGAGGCGACGTTCACCTGCACGCGGGCAGTCTCCACATTCGAGCGCCCTTTGAGAGCGTAATCCGTCACATTGGAGATCCGCTGCAGGGTGATCCGGGGGAAGTCCACCTCTTTGTCAAACGCCCCCCAAACAACCGGATAACCGAGACGCTTGAGAGCCTCTCTCACCTCGCGCTCCATACTCAACTGCGCGTCGCCTTGCGCCGGGCCCGTTCCAGGCTTTTTTCAATCTCGTCCCAGACCTCGCGCTTGAGTGTCGCCAGCATCATGGCCTGGCTCGTATCCCAAGCCGGGCGCAGGAACGGCCGCGCGGGCATCGCCCCGGTGGCGCGTCCCGTGGAGCGTTGCACGCGCGGGCCGGTGCCAAACTCATAGAGATGCGCATGCGGAGCATCACCGCCATCCGGCTCAACCGGCCCCACGTAGAGCACAACCTTGCTGCGGCCCCGATCCCTGCGCGCCTCACGCGCCTGCCGCGCGGTGAGCTTGGACGTCACAGCAATGGCGAAGGGCGAGGCCGCTTCCGCCATCTGCGCCACCGGTTTGAGGCTCTTCTTCATGGCGCGCCGCATCACCCCTTTGGCGGTGCCACGCGGCAGTGCCGCCAACGCGCGCTCAATGTCGCCAGCGCCCTCGATCTTCATCTTAACTGCCATCAAGACACCTCCGGGATCTTCCAGGCGGTGATCTCGATCTCACCTTTAAAGCCGCGCTGTTTGAGGCCGGTGATCTGCCAATCTGCGCCGTCAAACCGCAGCCGATGCGCGCCGGTGATCTGCACCATGGGCCCGGACCACAGCACCCGGAACCGCGCATCGCTGCGCTGTTCCACCGCCGCCGCCCGGAGCCGCTCGCCATCGCTCACCGGCTCATAGGCCGCCCAGCGATAAAACAGCACCTCCCAGCCGATGACCTCCTCTTCGCCCGCATCATTCTCCGCGCGCCGTGCCTCAAGAAAGAGAATGCGGCGATCCCGCTGCGTGATGCTCATCACCGCCACCAGCTTTTATAGGGGGCCACCAGATGCGCGATCGACAGGGGCATCTCTGCCGGTTTGCCCTCCAAGACCACTGGTGTCCGCGCCTGATAGAGATGCGCGGCAAACAAGAGAATGGCGTGGCAGATGGGCTTGGGCACATCGGCTGCCGTGCCAAAGCCCGCGGTAAAGCGGATCTTCAGGGGCAGCGGGCAGCGCCCCGGACGGGGCCAGTTGCGCGCCTGGACATAGAACCGCTCGCCCAGCTCAAAAAGCTCTGGCGATGTGACAACATCCCAAGTGCCCGCAGGCGTGTAGACCTCGATCTGATCCACCGAGGCCACCGGTCCCAGCATCAGCTCTACCGAGCCACCAGCCCCGGGCACATGGGGAAAGCTCTGTTGCCAGACCTGATGCACCAGCGCGAGGCCCAGCTCGCCATCGTCGCCGTCAAACTGCGCCACCGCCACATCCAGACAATGCTGCAGGTGGCCATCCTCTTCGCCCTCTTCCAGCCGCAGATGCGCGCGCAGTTGGGCGAGATCCACCGGCATCTCTGCCGGTGGGGTAAGACGCTCCATCGCCATGGCTCAGGCCGCTTTCATCTGAAGGACCTTGATGGCCTTGGTCTGTGCCGGGGCCCCATCGATGCGATGCACACCCATGATGGCGAGGTTGGGGAAGAACTTCTCGCGCGCCACACCGAGGAGCGGATTGCCCACCTTGCGCACGTAATATTCCGAGAAGTCACCGTATGCGATGGGTTTGGTGCCCGCGCCGATCTGCGCCATCGCCTGGTTAAACGAGACGGGCCGCCCGTTGAGCGTGGCGGGCACACCCTTGGTGACATCGCCATCGGACCACAGATAGCGGCCATTGCCATCCTTGAGCTTGCGCAGCGCCTTCACCGATTGATCATGCATCTGGTAACGCACCTTGGGCCCACCGCGATAGGCCGGGTCCACCGAATGCTCGAGATCCAAAATCTCATCGAAGGTGAGCGCATTGGTGGCGGCTGCCACATGGCCCACCGGCGCGCCGGTCACAAAGCCCAGAGGCTCATTGTTGCCGCTGCCGGTGGTGAGCCAGGCATTGCCTTTGCGCCCGATCCGCTCGCCAATCAGCTTGCCCAGAAGTGGCTCAAAGCCAAAGGCGGAGTCTTGCGCGAGCTCAAAGGACCATTTGATCCATGGCGTGGCCAGCGCATAGGCCAGCAATGTGGTCTTGCCAAGCGCGATGTCGCCGCTGTCATCATCCACGCCCTCATCGCCTTCGCTGTGCGGATTGGCCTCCTGGGTGGTGTCATCCACCGTCGGCAGGTCAAACGGTGCGCCATTGGCGAGGTTGATCTCCGTGGCGATCTGCCCATCCATCATCGGGCCATGGGCGGCAGCGGCCACATTGATAAAGCCCGCCAGAGTGGTGGGTACCAAAAAGCCGCCCTGCGCCCCGGTGCCCGCGTTTTGCGCCCGGTCTTCGCGATAGCCCCGGCGCAGGGCCTCGCGCGCTTCGCGATCGAGCTCCGAGAGATCGGCCCCGGTGGCCAGGTAAAGCCGGAAGGCCTCGCGGTATTCCTCGCTTACATCCCCATCGGGCTGATGGCGGGTCTCATCCTGCCCCGGACGGCGGCTTTCGCGCGCTTCACGCTCTTCCTGCGCGCGGCGTTCCTCGGCCTCGCGCTGCGCCTTCATGGCCCGCTCTTCGCGCTCGGCCTCTTTGATGAGCCCGTCGTATTGATCCATCATCGCGTCGAACTTGTCATTGGCGGCGCGCGCCTCTTCCAGCGGTGTTTTGTCGGTGATCCCATCGCGAAGGCTGGTGGCCTCGGTGAGAAGTTTTTGCGCCTGTTCGCGCAGTTCTTTGATCTTGCTCATGATATCCTCATTGGATGTGGGGGTGTGCGCTTGCCCAAGGCGCGGCATGGAAAAGGGCAGGACAAAGCGCCGATCAGCGCAGCCCCGACAGACGCCCGCGCATCTGCATCCGGCGGCGCACAGAGAGCGCGCCACCGCCAAGAGCCGCCGCTTTGGAGCGAAGGCCAATCTCTGTGCCCTGATAGGCAGGGTCGGTCACGATCGAGACATCAAAGAGCTGTACCGAGCCAATGCTGCGCAGCGCATGCGCGCCGCTCTCATCCCAGGTCTCTTTCTCGGCAATGAAGGCAAAGCTCATCTTTGAGAGATCGCCGCGCCGCATCTTGGGCAGGATCCGCTGCACATCCGGATCATCCCGGTCCAGCTCCGTCTCCACCCGCAAGCCGCGCTGATCCTGCGACAGCCTCAATGTGCCGGAGCTGGTGCGCGCCAGTGGCAGGCCCTCATGGTCGATCAAAAAGGTCACATCATCGCGCCGGTCCAGGGCGGCACTGAAGGCCCCGGCCTCCACCACCTCTTCCCAGCCCCATGTATCGAGCGGGCCGATGGCAGTGCGTTCGCCAAACACCGCCGCATAGCCTGTGACCGCCAGCGGTTTGTCTGTGTCTTCGCGCAGCTCAATGGGCGCGACGGCGCAATAGCGCACCTCGCGTGTTGGATCGCTCATCCAAGCCTCCGTTAGTTTGTGTTGGGTTCCGCGTTGCCGTCCTGATCGTCAGGATCGGCATCGTCATCTGGCTCTGGCGCAACCGCCCCTTTGGCAAAGGCCTTGCCCGCCAGCTCAATCGGCACGGTGGCGCCCTGTACCAAAAGCACATCACCCCCAGGCAGCGGCGGGCGGTTTTCCAGCGCGCGCCCCTCATTGGGGGTCATCAGCCCATTCTGGATCGCTTTGACAATCGCCTCGATCCGGGTCTTGAAGTCGCCCCGCATCATGCCGTCGAGGTTCAGTTTGACATAGCGTTTGGAGCCGCGCCCGAAGATCTTTAGCGTCAGCTCCTGTTCGAACTTCTTCACCCAGCGCCGCAGCGTGTGTTTGACCAGGTGAAGATCCTGATGCTCGATATTGTTGTAGTTGCCCTTGCTGAGTTCCTGCAGGAACACCGGTGGCAGCTGATAGATCCGCGCCACTTGCCCCACCGCAAAGACCTGCACAGGGGTGAGCTGCATCTTCTCCGGATCATCGCCGAGCCGCTTCAGCTCGTGCCCCGCTGGCAGCGGCAGCACCGGCTTTCCCTCATCCGCCGCCCGCCGCGTCACCCGCATCAGATCCGCCGCCGAGCGCATCATTTCCTTTGCGGCCTGGAATGGCCCTGTCAGCACATAAGGCGGCACGCCGTTTTTGCCAAAGACCGTCAGCGCATAGCGATTGGCATTGAGCCCCTGGCGGATGGCGCTGGCGCAGGTCATCACCGGATTGTGGCTGCCAACATGATCTGGCTTCAGCAAAAAGGCGATGTCGATCACATCGCGGCCCGGGTAGGTCTTCACCCGCCCCGAAGGCTCGCGGTAGTCATAAAAGAGCCGCCCCTGATCCTTGCGCACCGTGGTGCGGTGATACTCCATCGGAAACAGATTGATGACACGCCCCTGAGCGTTGCGCTCGATGTAAGTGTAGGCGCGCCCGGGGCCAAAGACCTCGGCAAAGAAGGTCTCGCGCCAGCTGAACGACGTGGTGCTGTCATTCACCGCCGCGCCCAGTACATTCACCACACCGCCCTTGAGCTTCTTGTCGCCGCCCTCATCTGCAGTGGCCTCAAAGACCTCGATCGGCAGACCGGCCATGGCTGCCGACAGGAAGTTGATCGCCGCCCAGACGCCCGGAAGCGACAGCGCCTCGCGCATACTCACCCCTTCGCCCACCTCGCCGGAGAGCACCTGTGCAATCGCCGCCTCGCCACTGTCCACCACCTCGGCGCGCTGTTCTGGCGGGCCTGCGCCTTCGACCACCACGCGCCTGCGCCACCCCATCAATCCCACAGCATATCCTCCAAAGAGTAGTCCTCATCGCCCCAGGGCGAGTGTTCCTTGCCCGCTCGCTCGCGGCAGAGCGCAATCCCCGCTGACATCGCCAGCGAGACCATGCCGTCGATGCGGCCATGGGCCTTTTCCTTGTCAAACATCCGGTGCCCTGTGCGGTTCTCCGCATAGGTCACCGAGGCCGCCATACTGTCCAGGAGCGGGTTCTGCGCCACGGTCTGGCGGCCGTCGTAGATGGCGTTTTCCAGCTTGTTGATGGAATCCGGCATCCACAGATAGATCTCCACCTCGTGCCCCGGATTGGTGGGATCCGGCACCTTTTCCAGCACCCGCTTCTGAAAGCCTTGCGGATGCACCTCCGTGGGCAGCACCAGGCCTTTTTCCGTCAGACTGTCTTTGAGACGCTCCAGGCCATACTGATCGCAGGCAATCACCTCCGGCTGATAGCGCGAGGTGAGATCCGCCAGCGCGTCGGCCAGCCAGGGGTATTTAAGCCGATCCCCCGGCACTGCCTCGATAAACCCTTGCCGCACCCAGAGATCATAGGGGGCCTGATCGCGCGCCGCCCGCTCCATCAGCGTGCCCTCTGGCGTCCAGAACCAGGTCTTGGAGACCAGGCGCTCGGCGTCCTTGGTGGCATCGAGCACCCAGGTGAGGGTCAGCGCCGAGAAGTCGCGCACCTGGCTCAGATCCAACCCGCCAAAACAGGGATAGCCCTGCGCGGTCAGCTCTTCGGGATCCACATCGCCATGACAGGCCACCCAGGCCTCGCGCCGGATCGCAGCCGTCACCGATTGCGTCCACTGGCAAAAATGCAGTCGCGCAATGCCGTTGCGCTTGCCCGGCATCATCTTGGCCTGGTTCACCACCTTGGTGAGATATTCCTCATCGATGGTGACGCCCAAAAGCGGGTTCACCTTCACCCAGCAGCTCGGGTCATTCTCCCAATCATCGCCCTCATCCAAAGAGCAGATGAAGGCGAATGTGCTGTCATCCTCGACTGCGCCTGTCACCACATTGACGCCATGCTGGTGCTCTTCCCAGCAGATCGACTTTTTGTCGGTGCCGGAGTTGGTGGCCATACACAACAGCGGCTGTTTGCGGAACTTAAAGCCCCGCTCCAGCATATCGATCACATCCCGGTTGGGATGTTCATGCACCTCATCGGTGAGCGCACAATGGGGACGCGGGCCGGATTGAGCCTTTTCCGCAGAGAGCGGTTTGAACTTGCGCTTGTCGCCGCTGCGCCCCCGGTAGGTCATCTGCCAGACGGGGTTTCCCCCTTGCTGCTGCACCGTCCGCTTCAGCACCGGCGATTGATCCACCATCGCCACCGCATCCTGGAACAGGATCCCCGCCTGGTCCTTCTTGGCCGCTGCCGCATAGATCTCGGCCCGCGGCTCGCCATCGGCCACCATCATGTAAAGGCCAATGCCGCCCAGCATCGGCGACTTGCCGTTGCCCTTGCCTTCCTCATCGTAAAACCGCGTGAACCGCCGGAGCCACGCGCCGTGTTGGGCGCTGTATTTTTGCCAGCCAAAGAGCGAGCCGATCCGGAACGCCTGGCTTGGGTGCAGCTCAAAGGGCCGCCCTTCGAACTGCCCGCCATTGAGCCGTAGCACCTGCGGAAAGAAGCGGATCGCCCGCAGCGCTGCCGCCAGATCCCATTTGAGCCCGCGCTTGGGGCCCTCGATCAGATCACGCAAATGCCGCGCCGCTGCCGCCCGCACATAAGGCCCGGCCACAACCTCACCGGCCACAACCGCTTGCGCCCAGGCTGTCACCGGATCCTCGCTGGCCGAGACCCGCACGCAAGATGCGCTCACGTCAGATAGCTCTCGGGCCCATTGGGATCGGCGAAGTTAAATCCCATCTGGCCCGCGCCCGAGAGCCCCCGCTCCGCTGCAGGCGTCATGCCAAAGTCATTGGCCAGCCCACGGATCTGTCGGAAGGTCTCATTGAGCTGCGCCACCTCAGGCCGCGCCTTGATCTGCACCCCGTTGCGCGTCTCGCTCTGATAGGTCTCGCCGGTCTCCTCCAGTTCCAGCTCCAGACGTTCAAACCGCAGCACCGCTTTGCAGAGCTGTTTGAACATCATCACATTGCTGGGCTTCAGCCGATCGACGGTCGGATGACACAGCGGCAGCGCCAGCCGGTCAAAGGTCCAGCGCAGCTCGCCGTTCAGCCCCTCGGGCCGGATCTCCTCGAGGCGCATCCGCGCCCGCTCTTCCAGATTGTGAAGCGGCGCACCCTCTTCTGCGAGGGCCACAACTTTTTCCTCTGCCGGTCTGCGCCCTCGCATATCCCGATCAACTCCTTGTTCATGTGGCTTTTTCTATTCAATTTCCATTTTGCGCAGAAAAAGGCTCCCCCTCCGGTTGCCAGTGCTTCCGGAATTCCTTCGGACCCTCCCCCCGGGGCATTTGCTCCGCTGCGTCAGCGGTTGGCGGGATGCTGTGGATCCACCGGCCAGCCATCCGCGCCGCGCTCTTCCGAGTACCCGCGCGCCTCCAGCCGTTGTTTGTTCTGATCATGATCATCCGGGCACAGCGTCTGCAAATTGCCCGGATCCAGAAACAGCGCCGGATCACCCCGATGCGGGATCACATGATCCACCACCAGGCGGCAGCGCTTTGGGTTCCCCTGTCGAGATCCCGACGCCGTCAAGCTGCCATCGTTCAAGATCCCGCGTGTCAGACACGCCCGGCACAGTGGCTCCCGCGCCAGATGCTCAGGCCGCAACCGACGCCGCCAAGCCGAAAGGTTGTACAAATGGTGATACTCGCTCCGTGCCGTCATACCATACCCCCGGAACGCAAAAGCGCCCGACGGTTTCCCGTGGGCGCAATCAGTGATGATGCATATTTACTGGCACGCCGGTGACGGAACCGTCAAGGGGGGATGTGAGGAGGGTGCTTAGATGGCGCTCTTGGGAAAGTCGGTATTGCCCGACTCAGTGATCGACGCGACCGGCCCAAAGCCGACATTTATCTATCATAAATGCTGCGATGCAGCGGCTCAGAGATTTTATACTTCTTCGAGCACTGTGGCGTGTATCATTTTATTTACGAAGTTGTAAGCTGATCCAATAGGGCGGACAGCGACAACGCCGTCGCCTTAAAAAACGCAATGTCTGTCCGGACCTGATCTGGAGCAACAGAGCTTCCAGCATTTAGAGAATGCGCAATTGCATTTCGTCTTTCGAAGAACTCATCGTTCTGGCTGATGAAAAGCCCATGGGCAACACCCGCCTCCGTTTCGGAGAAAAAATGCTGGATCTCGTCTCTTTCACAAATTTTTGTGCAGGCGTTACTCAATCCGCTGACTTTGAACATTGAGTTCAATTCTCCGGATCGCATGTTGTTTTCATTGTGGATGAGATCGTCAAATATCTCCTGCGATAAATCTCCTGAAATGAAACCACACACCGCGTCGAACTTTGTTTTGGATGTCCGGGACACTGTCTCAAGCACACTCGTTCCGTTGATCTTCAGCTTGGCTCTGGCGAGCCCCTCGAGAGTCCGTTTCCACGCTGTTTCAGTGAGCTTAGATGGCAGGTCTTCAACATTTTCCGCCTCAGAGACCACCCAGCGAGCATATTCCTTCGCCATCTCTCTGATGAATTCTTCGAACGTCGCAGCCAGAAGAAGAACCGAAGAGTTCACTGATGCGACACGGGTTTTTGCGACAGAGCCTGGCTGATCGAAAGCATCGACCAGCGCACCGATTGAATCGAGCTCTTCGAGGAAGTCATCCTTGATGACAGAGAAAACGGTCATTTGAAATCAGGTAGGCTGCAGTATATTTTGAAGTAAATCGATCCGATCCCGCACTGCTTCCGCTGTGTTGCCCCTGCCAACAATGATCTCGTATTGTTCGTCATCTTGAACAGCGTCAACAAGGCGTTTTTGAACATTTTCTTTGTCGTCCATGATCTCGCCCGAGCTGTCTTTCAAGCGAGATGCGGCCACCATGCAGGCATCGTAAAGAGCCGCGGACACCTTAGATTT